CTGTCTGCGACTGCTGCCCCGTGCCGTTCACTATATCATCAACCTCTTTCTTGCGTTTGGCTTCCGTCACTCTGATTCTGATATTACGGTTATAGTTGCCGCCCATCATGGTTGCCGTTTCTTCCTGTGCCGTACTGAAACCGGCATCCACTCTCTTGACTGCCGCATCAACTTCCTGTACGGGATTTAAGTTAGTCCTTGCGGGTCCGTTCCAATCACAGGCTGTATATGCTTTTTGATAGCTGACATCATCAAAGAATCTCGGTGCATCGATCCTGTTTCTCGCTACAGCCTCGGCAAACCACAGCTCGTATATGGGCTTGCAGAAATCATCCACAAACCAATCACGCTGCATCTGACAAGTTCGCCAGAACTCATTGAGTGCGCCTCTCGCTGCGCTGTAGCTTGCTATAAACTGCTTAAACAGCACTTCGGGCGGTATCTCCAATGCCGCTCCTATCTGCCGTATCATCGCATTCGTGAAAGCGTCATAGCCGGTATTCGGATGTTTCGGGTCTGCGAACTGTACATCCTCGCCCGGATTCAGACTAACTATCGCACCGGGCGCAAGCTCGATGCTGCTCTGATCTTGACTGTCTATCAGTTCTTCCGGCGGTAACAGTTCTCCGAACGGTCTGCCGTCTGATGCTATTCCCTGTTTCACAAACACGGTAAACATCGCTGATAATACTGCTGCCGTAATCTCTGCGTCCGTATACCGTCCTAACTGTTTGAGCGATTCGATGACCGGGGCAAGCATCGGAACGCCTCGCCTCTGTCCTACCCTCTCACGGGTCATGATGTGCAGTACATTTCTCCGGCCTGTTTCCTTGCCGTATGCCTCGACCCTCACCCATTCCATCTGTCCGGGTTCTATCAGGGCGGTATTTGAAAGCGGGTGCCTGTTGCATATCCAATACGCAACTACCATGCCCTCTTTGTCCGTTTCAACGCCCTGTACGATCTGCCATACCTTATAGCCCATTACTTCACACGGCGTTAATCTGTCGTAAAGATCAGGGCTGCATATCCTGTCCGCCTCGATCAGTTTTATCCGTAATCCGTAGGGCTGTCCTTTTTGCTCCTTGTACGGCAACAATGCGAGAACATCGCCATTCATCAGGTAACTTAAAAACGCCAACTGCTGTAACTGATAAAAGTTATCCAGCCTGTCAGCGTCACATACCGGGGTATCAGCCCATAAGGAAAACTCACGCTCTATCTGCGATTGCAGTTTCTCGGCTTGCTCGTCAGATATTCCCAGAAATTCAGCGTCTATCTGTGGCGCAAGCATCAACCCCCCTGCTATTACATTTGTCCTCATGGTTTTGAGTGCTGCGCTTGCTGCCGGGATTCCCATATAAGCATCTCGGCTTCTCTGCCTCAATGTGTCTATGTTGTCCTCGATATCCTCTTTTGCGCTGCCGCCGTGGTACATCCATCCTCGGAGGCTCTTCTTCGTCTGGTTTGCGCCATAGTTGCCGTAACCGCTGTTTATGAATGATAGCGTCATCCTTGCCGCCGCTCTTTTGATGGCGTGAACAGGAGCGATAGCGGCTATAGCCTTGTCAAAGATATTCATACCGCCCCTCCTTAAAGATCACGGGCTACGAATCTGTACAACTTGTTTCTGCCGCCTGTCGTTTCCTCTGCCTCTGCTTCCGCAAGTTTCGCCGCCCAATATTCCATCTCTTTCCTCACATCTTCCAAATCTGCCCTCGTAAGCATCCTGCTTCCGATCTGGTAGCTTTGCCCTGTCGCTATCGCTTCCTCTGCCGCAAGCCATGTGTTTAGCTTGCGTGTGCATAGCTCTTTAGAAAAAATCGCCATTACAGGATACCTCCGTTAATCTGCCGCCGTCCTGCCTTTGTGCGCTTGACGGCAAGCTCTTGTTTCGTCAGTGTCGGGTTCGCTATCTCCAATGCCGCCGTTGCGTAATTCCGCAAGTCCAACGGCTCGTTGCGTTTATATGCGCTGTCCTTTAATTCCCATACGATCACGCTTCGCCCCTTGCGGTATCGCACTACCATCTTTTCGGCGGTCAAGCCCTTAAAATATGTCTCGTCATATCCGGCTTCCTCGTTCAATGGAAAATGGCAGTAGTTCGGCCCCGGTGTAGAGTGCTTTAATCTCTGGTATAATATGGACTTGCCCGCATCGACTCCGACTATGAACAACGGTACTTTCGCCCTGTTGTTTGTTGTCGGGTTCGATATGTACGGCGTTTCCGCACCGCCTCGACCCTTAATAGCCCATACCCTGCGCTCTAATCTGTCTTTGGTGAAGCTGTATACTTGGTTCGTATGATGGCCGCCGCTGTCTATACAGGCACTCAATATGTGCAAGATCGTACCGTCTTTCTTCGCAAAGCCGGTCAAGAGGAAATTGTCAAGATCATCCCATACCTGACCTTTAAGCATATCGCCGTATATCTTTTGGTATCGTATGCCCCAGCTTTCCTTCCCGACTCCCCATCCGACTACCTCGACCTCGAAACGGTCATCCTGTACATCAACACCTGCAGTAAGCACTATGACTTCTTCGGGTATCTCGCAATCGTAAATCTCCCTGCGGTTGCACAGTTCGGCATCTTCAAGCGTGCTGCCCGGTTCTTCCCAAGGTTCGCCGAGTTCCGTGTTTACCCATGTTTTCATTTTCTCCGGGTCTCCGAGCTGTAACAGTTCGTGAGCTGTCAGGAACTTTTCTACGATTTCGTGCCATCCACAAAAGTTCGATGCCAATGTATTCAAGTGAAATCCCCTTGCCTCCGCATTGGGATTTTCCGCTACAAACTTTCCCTTTAGCCCCTGCTTTTTCCATTCGTACTCCCCGGATTCCTTGCCGCATCTCTCGCATTGGTATGTTATGCCTTTTGAAAGATTCTCTTTATCGAACACAACACCCTTCCACATGAGCGGCTGATAATGTCCGCATTTCGGACATGGTATGTTCCATTCCTCTTTGGTGCTGATCTCGTATTCCGTGGCTATACGGCTGCTGTTCTTCATTCCCGGTGTTGAGACTATAACGGTCTTTTTATCCCAGAATGTCGTTTGCCTTTTCTGACCCAATAACAGCGGGTCACCTTCAGTTCCCGCACTCGCCGGGTATCGGTCTACTTCGTCAGCAAGCAGTATCTTGATCGGGCGCATTGCCAGACTTGCCGGAGAGTTCGCCCCTATGATCGTCACATATCCGCCCGGAAAATTCTTTTTCAGTATCGTGTTGCCGCTGTATCTGCTCTTTGTGTCTACAAGGTTTTGCAGTACAGGCGTATCACGGAGCATCGGCGCAAGAAAATCTTTGCTGAAGGTCTGTGCCATATCAAGTGTCGGCTCAATCACAAGCACGGGTGCAGGGTGATAATGCATATGATATCCGAGCATATTCATGAGCATTGCCGTTTTACCTATCTGTGCTGCCGACATGATGACGATCTTTCGCACATATGGACTGCCGATAGCGTCCATGATCTCTCTCTGATACGGTGCTTTATCCGTATGCCACCGCCCCGGCTCTGCGCTGTTCTCTGCGCTCAATACCCTGTAATTGTCAGCCCATTGGCTCAATGTCAGCTTAGGCGGCGGTTTAAGTAACTGCACGCATCTTGCGAACATATCAAGAGTGTGTTTCGGTATGTCAATCGTTTTGTTCTTCATTCATTCCAGCCTCCACCGAAGCAAGAGACACATTCACATCTGCCAGCCCTTCGAGTGCTTCGTCTATTGCACTTTTAAGCTCGTCAAAGATTGCGGCCTGATCTCCGCCCTTTGTAGCGAGTGCCGGTGATAGTTTGGCCGGGAGTACCAACATACGGCTTCGTATGTTCAGGCATAATGTCTTGATGCCCTGTTCGATATCCGCCGTATTGTGGATTTCTCCCCGGCGTAACTCGTTATCCATCTCTGCCGCCTTGCGCTTTTCTGCCGTGAGTTTCATGCGTTCTGTCTGAAGGCTCTCTTTACCGGCACCGCCCAGATACTTGATGTATCTCAATACTGCTGCCTGCAGGTCGTACAGCCCCGGTCTGTCCTCCGCTAAAACGCCCTCATCTCTCAACTGCCTTATGCGCCGCTCTGTCAGTCCTAACCATTGCGCTACTACCTTGCTTGTGTATAGCTTCATGTTTCCACCGTCTCAATCTTGATACTGTCACCGCTTTACTCTTCGTCCTCAATATGGCTGCCGTCCTCGCCGTCCGTCATATCGTCCTGTGTTTCATCTGTCAGATCGGCGGCTGCCGTTTCGCTGTCCGTGCCGCCGTCAGGGTCGGGAACTTCTATAGCCCCTGTCGCTCTCATTTCCATGATTTCAAGTTTCTTGTTCTCGATCACTAACCGTTTTTCTGCATCCTCGATAGCCTTCAGACTGTTCACTATGGTTGCTATTCTGCCCTGTACCTTGTACAACGCCTCTTCAAGCTTCAGAATCCTTGCAAATGCGCTGTCCTTTGAATACATACCCATCTGCTGTGATGCGCCATCTACTTTTAGGCTTCCCCTGCCCCTCGGTACTCGCATATCAACAAGACTGTTAAGGAACAACTTATCCTCCGGCTCTTTCTCGTAAAGTGCTATCTTTTCAAGTATGCGATGTTCCCGGACTTTTAGAATCTGCAACTCATTCTCTAATGCCGCCCTGCTGCCTGTCGGCGTTCTGGCCGCAAGTTCCTTTTCTGCGTCAGTCAGCATATCAAAAAAGATGGTGCTGTATGCCCCATCCTTTTCTGCGTTTTTATTTCCAATCGGTGCGCCATCGTGGCTACCCTTGGCATTCTTCTTGCCCTTGCTGTTGGTGTTGCCCGGTTGACCGCCTCGCTTTTTCCTGATCTTTATGTCATCCCACTTGTCCGCTTTTTTCCAATTCCGCAAGGTCTGATATGAAACGCCCTGCTGTTCTGCCAGCTCCTTTAGGCTCACATCCTCGCCTTTACTTTTGCGGGCGATATATTCAGCCTTTGCGGAATCTCTTTTATTGCTCCGCTTTGGCATATATCCTCCTTGTTGCCCGGTATTTCCGGGCATAGAAAAGACCCCGAATCACTCCGAGGTCTATTTGTTCATACTAACATAATACCACATAAAAACTAAAAAAGTTGCCGATTTCTAAAATTTTATAAAAATTTTATACTTTCATTTTTTACCCAGCTCTTCATCATTCTGTGCCTATTCCGTTCACGCAGTCAAAGATTGTAAATCCGTTATACGCTTGATATAATACCTTGCTTGCGTCCTGATCGTTTGCAAGGTTAAACACTATTACTTTGTCGTTATATCCATATGCAGTTAGATAGTTTTCCTGTAATCTTACAGATGCGCTATTGAAGTCTTGCATCAGACTATCCCATGTATCTTTACTATCTTTATCTCCTGCTACAGCGTAAGCGGCTAATTCTGCCATGCCCTCGATGCTGATAGTGGCATTTATACCGCCGTCATCCGTGGTTACTTTGTATGTTGCTCCCAAAGAATCGGCTAATGAAGTCTGCAAGTCTTGCTCAATCAGCCTTGCGATCTGTGCAATGTTCTTACCGTGCTGTGCTGTTTCTATCTCGCCCTTTGTATAAGCTGAATGATAGTCTCTTTCGTAGTGGATATAATTAAATCCTTCACTCTCGTTTCTTTCAACTATCCGCCCCTGTAAACATTCCCCATTCGTACCCGCTACTTTAGCGAGTGCCTTTGAATCTTTAGGTGATATAGATATAATTAACTTATAATCCCCGGATAGCGGCGTGTTATACCCGTTGTTGAACGCTTCGCTTTGTGCCTTGCCGTCTTTGATCGTCACGGTCTTTTGCTCACAGTAATCATCGTTGTTATCGAGAATCAATGCAAGCTCTGTTTTGTCTGGCAGATTTGTACTTATCAAAAATTCTGGAAAACCCTCTTTGCCGTCTATATCGACAGCTATTGATGGCATAAACATTTTGAGTTCATATCTGGATATAATGATCTCGGTATCTTTCTTTGCGACCGTGACGGTATAGTATTTATTGCCGTCTATCGTTAAGCTTTCAACTTTACCGACACTTTCAGCTTGTATTGTCTCTTTCGTCTTTTCGGTAATGTTCGTAAATCCTGCTGCCTTGAAGTCCGCAAGAACTGTGTCGGCATTTTTCCCGGATACCTCTGAATGTTTATAGGGAATTTTTACATAGTTGCCACTGCTGCAACCTGTGGCTAACATCACCAATAGCGTAACGATAGCCGTTAATCTGAATATGGTTTTTGTTCTCATGATCTGCACCGCCTTTCTTGATCTTGTCTTTTTCTTTTAGTCATCTTTGGGATAATGTGCGGCTGCCGATAGTGCTAATGTTTTACA